TTCTGGAGTCCATGTTGAAGCATTTTGAGAACTAAAGAATACACCACCATAAGGTTGTTTTACTATTCTATATTCTGCATTGGTTAAATCTTGTTTACCCATTTCAGCAACATATACTTCATAGTTATCACATTGAGAAGTAATAACAATCGCATATTCTGTATCTTGTGGTAAATATACAGGATAATCAAAAGCAAAATTAGTTGCAGTTCCTGCATTTGCATTTGCAAAATTGGATACAGTAGTACTTGCTTGAGTAGCAATATCTGTTGGATATAATATTTTATCAGCACCTGGTACAATCTTTTGAGTAGGTATACCATTTTCTACAGACCTTATACTTACTCTTACCGGTATAGCAGTATCTATTTTCTTAAAGAATAAATCTACTGACTTAACAAATATACCACCATCTTTATCAACTAAGAATGTTTCAGCAAGTGGATCTACCCATGTAGTTGTATTTACTGTTCTGTCTTCAACTAATTCTGTCTGAACTAATCTTGGTACTTTAGTTGATATGATTGTTTCTTCTACTGATTCTATTAGACCCTGTGCAGCGTATTGAGCTTCTGCAAATGTTGTTTCTGTATTTTTATTATTTGTACTACTATCTGATAATCTAAATTCTCTAAAGCCAGTAGCAAATTTTAAAACATCGTTCCTTGGTATAACAAATGATCCTGATAGTTTACCAGATGTATCTGTTGTTAAATTACCAGCTGTGCTCGGATGACTTGTTTCACCTTCATGAGTTACTACATTTGTTTGGTCAGAGAATTCAAATGGATTTGAATTACTAAATGTTTCTCCTCTTACATAACTAGATACATCAACACCATCAAAGAATGCATGCACTCTTGTTTCAGGTTTCATCAATTGAGCTTTAAAGTTTATTTCTCTTGACCTAATAAATGGTACAAAGTTAATCTCTACAACTCTTTGGCCTGTTGACCTTTCTACTGTATCAAAAGTTAATTCTGTATTAAGACCTGTTCTTGACTGATGTTGTGTTTCAGTAATAGTTCTTGCATTTCTATTGAAGTTACCAAAACGTCTCCACCATATATCTTCATCTTCGACATCTCTGATTCCTCTTTCATTTATTTCAGAACCTGTCCAATTTGTTTGCCACTCATTCCATACCGTTCCAAGAATACCTTGTTCTTCTACCATTTCTCTAAATTGATCGTATGCGTCTGAATCATCTACAATGATTTGTGGTCTTACATCTGTTTCTTTCCATTCATCTGAATCTGGAGATAGCTCTATCATACCACCCCATGTAAATACATTATAAGGGTTTACGTTAGAAGCAAAAGATGAGTATGGTTGGTCTACAAATACCTTATCAGTACTTTCCATTTCCATAGTAATTACTGAACTGTTCTTTACACAGTTACCTGCATCACCAGACTTTCTAATTAAGTTAACATTTCTTTCATCAAACTTTGGTCTTAATAAACCATTTGATTTATCAATAGCAGAAGAGTAATCTGGATTAGATACATCTGCAACTCCATGACCTCTAAAGCCATCAACTATAAATCCATTTTTACTTCTAAGATTGGCACCATCGAATAATGGTACGTCAGCTGCGGATTGTTCTAATAAAGATAGTGATGTATAATATTCTAAGTTTTTAATTCTTTTATCGAGATGACCAATATCTTTCATAGTGTATCTTCTATTATCAATAATCTCTGGTTTAATTTCATTTAGATTTGAAACATATGCACCTAGTTTTAAATCATATATACCCATACTATCACTTGGTGATTGTGGCGCTTTAGGATTTAAATCTGATATACCTTTTTCAATTTTATAATTGCCTTCTCTAGTTACATATAGTTTATCAACCCTTGGCATGTAATGGCTAAGCTGAGAAGTTGTAGCTGAATTAGGTTTAGGAGCTCTAGCATTTCTACCACCAGTCCCTGTAAAGTTATCAGCTGCATCAGCTTTCCTTGGTCTGAAATCAATAGCATCTCTTAGTTTGATTGGACCATATGAAGAATTAAATACTGGTATTTCATCATATGTAGTATTAGTATCATTTCTATATGAGTTTACAGTGAAGTAATCTCCTGTACCATGTTGCCAATATTTAAAAGCTACTGTGATTGCGCCAGGATCTGCAAATCCTGGTTTAAGAATAATTCTACCTTTATCATAAAAGTTATCTCTTTGACCGTCATCTAATATAAACCTATCTGTAATGATTGTATTATTAGAATCTTTAACTTCTGTTAATTCTGCGATATCAGCTTTACTTAAATTATATATTCCATTTGTAAGTGAACCGCTTTGGCCAGTAACTGTTAATTTCTCTTTAGTATTAGGTGCTAAGTTAACTTGAACATCAGCCATTATTTTTAATCTAGTAGATCCTGGTGTACCACCTGCATCTGTAATTGTTAAACTTGTTGCTCCGTCTGTACCTGTAATAGTTGGAGTAACATCGATTACACCTGTACCTAATGATGCTGTAACACTAGAAACATTTACAAAAGTTTCATTTGTTGTATCATCTACTGATATTTGTCCATTGTTTGTTGTTTCAAATTTTTGTTTTACAATATATGATATATCATATGAAGACGTTTCTGAACCATCATTTGAGTTAAATGTTTTAAGTGTATACACTGATTCGGCTGGAAGCTTAAATACTAATCCATTATTACCTACATCAAATAAATTACCAGCACTTGATAAATCACCAATAAAGTTTTGGGTAGTACCAGATTGATTCACTGATCTTACTGCACTAAATACATTAGAGCCTGACATATTAATATCAAATATGTATAACCTTAATTCACCACTTACGTATTCTAATGACCTAGCTCTTGCAGTACCAATAACACTACCGCCTTGTCCAGTAGCATTATGTAAATCTATTGTAGTAAATGTATTAACATCAGGCATACCTTTAACAGTACTTGCAGTTAGTTTAACATAATTACCTACAGGTATACTTGTTGTTGAGTTAGCGATAGTAGCAACATCTCCAGTTAAACTTCTTGGTTTTTCTACTGTAACTGCTCTAATAATATTTGTTGAAACTCTATGGCCTTTTACATATGCTGTATTTTTTTCTACGAGTACAACTAACCTATCTTTACCAAATGATATAGCACCTGCATTATCTGATGCATCTCCATCTGCAATAATTTGTTCTTTAGTTTTATAACCATTATTTGTAGTATCATTTAAATATTCTTTGATAGTAATTTGATATGGCTCAACACTATAGTCTCCACTTTCCTCAAATGTTCTTTGTGCTAATCTAGTAGTTAATTCTGTACCTAATGTTTTATCAGTTTCATCTATAAAAGGAATACCAGACTTAACTGTCATTAAGCTAATGTAATGATCTTCACCTAAAGTACTACTTGCTCTGGTTGTTAAACCAGCAGGGTCTGCATCTGTAATAGCTTGTTTAATTAACTGTGTACTAATCTTATATCTTAATGCACCAGGTGCAGCGGCATTTGGAGTACCTGAAGCATTATCTAATAGTGAAGTATCTGCCGCAGATTCGATATCAGCTTCAGTAACTTTTAAAGCAACTATATAATCGGTATGTGTTTGATACTTATCTAATATTAATGAACTGCCTGCTACATATACAAAGTTACCAGCAATAAAATAAACACCTTCTTCAATATTAACTATAACGCCTTTTCCTGTTGGCACATCTGAAGATGGTTTTACTTTAGCATATTCTACAACACCAGATGTTGTTCTGATTTCTTCATCAGCACTAAATGTTGAAATAGTATTTGCAGCTCCACCAGAACCACCTTTTTTTGTATATACAATATATAATGTTGCAGGGTCTTCGCCTGATACTTCTTGTACAGCCTGTAATACTCTAGCCTCTACACCAGTAGTATCACCACGAATTGTTTTACCAACATAATTAGCTAAGTTAGTATTAGTTTGTTGTGTTCCAGTAATAGAGTTATCACTATGAACAAATGTTGATTGTACTTTTAAGAATTCATACTCATTATTAAGAGTTACTTTACCATCTATAACTCTTGAACCATCTTTAAAATTATATTGACCAAATCTATCTATTTGAGCTTGTAAGAGAGTTTGCATTTGTGTAAGCTCTCTTGCTTGGACTGCATGTCCTGGTCTAAATAGAATACGATGAAAGTTTTTTGACTCAGCAAAATCATCAAGTGTATAATTATTAAAATTTGTTTTTATTACTGTTGTCGCCATAAATATTTCCTATTATTAAAATTCTATAATAACTTTAATGTCTTCAATTTGTGTTTCGTTTCTACTGATTGGTGCTCTATTCTCTAAGAATAACATTTCACCAGATCTTCTATCTACACCGGTACTTGATACAACATTTGCATTAGACGATTCTAATACTAAAGCTGTACTTGTTGTTTGTCCTGTGATAGTTTCGCCATTATCAAATGGTTCAAAACCTGTCTTATCATTTTGATGATAATAAACTATTCCATTAGTTGTATCCACTTCTGTTACAAATGCAGTAGGTGTATTACCACTACCACCAACAATCACTTCATCTACTTGTAGGTTAGCAATTGTACCAGATGCTACATCTAAACCACTCATTGGTTTAATTACATCTGCAGTAGCAGCAGCACCACCATAAGCAGAAGCGTTATGTAGTTGAGGATCTTTTAATAACATAATTTGTCTAAAGTCATTACCTGTAGTAATATCATCTCCTGAAGAATTATCGAGTTTAGCATTAAGTGCTATAAAGAATGATCCTAGTTCTCTTATAGGGTCTACACCGTGTCCTTGCTTGGGAGAAAGAATAACTCTTGCTTGAGCAACTGTATCTGGAGTACCGCCTGAAAAACTAATCTTAGCTACTCTATAATCTGTTCCTTTATCTGTTAAAGCAATTGCTGATACTGTTTGAGATCCACCTGACCCAGCCATTGTTACTTGAGCAGCTTGAACATCAGCACCACTTCCGTCTCCAGAAATAGTAACCGTTGGTTTACTGTCATAACCAGAACCACCACTAATAACATGTATTCTTTCAATGCCACCAGCCTTTGCATGTTCTTTTGATGCTTTTTGGTTTAAGTACTGAGCGTAATCACCTTCTGATAAAGCATTCTCTGCTGCAGTATCATTTGCATATGCTAAGGAAACTGTCTTAACAGGCATATATGATGTTGTGAGAAACTTCTCAGCATCTGCTGTTGCTACTGTATACATGTATTTCCAAATATAACCATCTGACTCTGGAGTCGGAGCTGTTAATGTTTGTACTGGTTGTATTGTTGATGCAGAACCAGGTGAGAATATACATTTATATACTTTAAACTCTGATGTGATTACATAAAACTTTTTATCAAAGATATTAGGATCATTAGAATCCCAATCGTCGTATGTTGTACCTGAAGACCAGTCATACCTGGTCACTACGTGTGATATGTCACTTGCCGCGACTTTCTTTAAAGCGAGTAGGTTTGCTCTTGCTTGACCTTCGTCATCTAATTGATCATTAGGTAAATATAACGGTGATACTGGGTCATCTGTTATATCTGATGTGCTCGCTGACCATGCATCTGCTTTACCAATACCAACGTATACTTTATCTGTACCTACATCTGCTTTAAAGTTTTCTGCATTTAAAACTCTAAAATTTGATGTTACTATTGCTGCCATAATTGTTTCCTTTCTTATTCAATGTCTATAAAAGTAGACGTGTTATATTTATTTATATTAGTTGAGTCTATAGTTTGAAGAGTATTGCTCCCTAAAAACTCAATTGTTTGGTTACTATCAAACAATCTAGACGATGTGAAAAAGTTATTAGTACCTTTTCTTTGTTTATATCCATTATTTATAATGGTTCTAAAATTAGTATTTCTTGTTTTAACTTCATGAGCCTCTGGTTGTTTAGTACCAGATGATGGCTCAGTTACAGTCCAGTTTTGTCCTGAAGTTAAAACACCAACCCTTAATAGTTCTGCAGAACCTGATGGCGCTGCAAATAGTTTTCTACCTTTTACAGAACCTGGTCCTGTAGGATTAGTTTGTTTACCTGAATATGGTTTTTCATCTGTATGATTTAATTGTAATAGAATCTTTTCAGGAGTTTCCTTAACTCTATTCTCATTCATTGATGAACTATTAATTCTTAAACTAGGATCTAAGATATATCCATTACCTACATTTGTTATATTAACAGTAGATATTTCACCTTCAGAATCTAAAGTAAATGTACCAGTTGCTGTAACGTTTGTTGATAATAAATTACCATCTGAGTCAGTAGATGTTGGTGCATCTAATACAATAGTAGGTGCAGATGAATATGTCTTATCTGCTCTACCTAACATTTCTAATGTTGATATCTTACCAGCATTTGTATTACTTGCTACTGAAGCGAACAGCTGAGCCCAATTACTTCCCGCGCTATTAATAGTAATACCATCTGTGTTTAATCTACCTTTGCTATCAATTGTTATACTGATGTTTGGATTTGAAGTTGTCTGACCTGTCTTAGCCACTCCATTAAAAGTAATAGCAGGGGCTGACCCATAACCATAACCTGGATTTAATATATCTACTGCTGTAACTGCGCCTGATGAATTAAGTGTTAAAGATATCTGAGCACTACGATGTATCTTAGCTTCTACATTCGGTAAATATTGAGAAGCAAAAGCTTCAATTATTAATGGTATATCTTCTGGACCAATAATACCTGGTTGTTTATCTGGCATTTTACTAAATAGATTAGTAATAACACCTTCTATTAATTCTAAGAATATTAAAATCTCTGAGAAATATATAAACCCAGATGGATGGACTAATCTATCAAAAGCGTATTCCCAATCAGATATATTAATACCAGACTTAATTAAATAACTAAACTTCTGATACCTATGGCTATCGTGTAACTTAATATTATCAGATAAGAAACCTTTGTTATCTAAGTATTGGCCACCTCTAGGTAGAGATGAATTAGTATCCCACGCACCAGACGATGGTATTAATGTATAGTCATAAGGAAACTCCACTTCAGCTGTATCATTAAATAATAATCTGAAAAAGATTTCAATAGAATCTCTTGAACCTCTAAGTTTATAAAAGTCTATTATTTGTTTATAAAGATTTCTTTTATTAACTGTTACAGACCTTGGAACTGTAGCTGCTATTTCTTTTTGCATTAGTTCTAAATAATTTAAACTATTGTTATCGATATCCATTGCTTGTTCAATAGTATTCATAACATAAGATGGTCCAGGACCTACCCAGTTTGTAACTGGAGTTACAAGTGTTGCTATAGATCCTTCATAAAGTGATAAAGAGTTTAGATCACTATTATCTACTCTATCACTTAATTTAATTCCATTAACTGGTACATTTAAAATAGTTAATGTTTTACCTGTTTGGTTTGTTGTACCTGCTAATGAACCTGGTAATTCGTTACCATTAGTAATCTCTACATTAGCTACAGATAATGGAATTGTATCTATTTGATTTGTAACATTATTCAATACTGTAAGAACTGAGTCTGTACCACTAGGATCATTAAAGAATTTATTATTCTCATTCTTAGGGTCTGCTACTCTGACACGAATAGAACCATTAGTAACTCTATCTGTAAACGTTTCATTCTCTGTGAATATGAATTCGTCCATATTCATAAATGTATAATAAGCTTCTAGGAATTTCTTTAACTTATCATTATCATTAACAATATTCTCTGGTAATATTTGGTCTAGACGAATGTCTTCCTTAGTACCTTCAAGCGTAGAAGTATTATTTTCTAAAACGCCTGGAGAATATGTCTTTTTATATGGCATTATTTAATTCTCGATGTTGTTGTATAATCAATAGAACCTGATGCGCCACCAACTGCAATCGTATCAATCTGAGGACTTATTATAACTTTATCATTTACAACTGATAATAACTGATTTCTTTTTGGTGCAATATCTAAACTATTAGGTACTACTGTAAGTGTAACTACTGTATCTGTATCGGGTGTAAAGTTATTTAAAGTTAATGTTCCTTTCTCTGGATCCATTTCACCAGCTTGTGGTATTACAACAACAGTATCGCCTTCTACTAATTTGTATACAAATAGTTGTCTTTTATTACTACCACTAATTGGCTTATCTCCAAAGTAATGATCGATATTATTAATCTGCATTGCTGTAGATGTTAAAATCATTTTAGTAGATTCACCAGATAAATAAAATGGTGCAGCATATGTTACAACAAATGAATTTGTATTCGTAGCTGATGCTGTAATTGTTTGATACATTCTTGGTCGTAATGTTGAGTTAATAATCGACGGGTCTGCATTATCAATTGCTTTTGTTAATTGTGAGTATCTAAATACACCATCGAATTTATTAAGGTTATCAAAATTATAATCTGTAATAGTATCTCTCACAACTGATTGTAAATCAACTGAAGTCCTATCTGTAAGGTTAGGATTATATTTAAAGAACACATCTAATTCTAAATACGTAAACTCAGGATCAACTATTTCAGGTGTAATAGAAACAATGTTCTTACCTTTTAAAATACTTGACTTAATAGTTGCCTTTTCGGATTCAGTTAATGATGTAGCAAGTAATGGTTTAATTGATACATATACTTTACCATAGTCTGGTGGATCATTGTCTTCACCACCCCATGTAGATATACTATCCACATTAGAAAAGTTCTTTTTAATAATAGAAGCATAGTCCTCTGCGGTCACAGCTCTGTTCTGAGTAATAAATGTTAGCGGAGCGTTGAATCGAATACTTTCTGTTGTTTCTTTTTCAACTCCACCTACTGAAGCAGTTACAGTGGTTGGTGTATCTGCAGAGAATCCTGATATTGAATCTATCATAGAGAATGTTGTTGCACCATTGCTCTCACCACCACTTGTAATCACATAGTCAATTGTTACAACTTCGTTATTAGTTGGCTTACGTCCAGTTACACCATCACCAAAGTATATCTCATAGAACCCTGATGGATTCTCTTGTAAATAGAATACTTTTGATTCGGAATCTACTTTATCTAAAGATTCAAATTGAGTATAGATATCAAAACTATTACTGTTCTCATTTGTTTGTACTCTGACTCTCAATGTAGATGTATCTGCATTCACATCAGATAATTGGAACTTCTGATTCTCAATATCGTTATCTACTCTATATTTGAGTTCTCTTAACTCACCTTCTACTAAAGTAACATTATTAAAAATATAGTTACGTCCTGTATCATTTACAGTATTATTATTGAGTACAAGATATTTGTATTCTTCACCATCAGGTAATACTGTACGAAGTTTAGTACCACGAGCTAATGTTAATGGATTATCAAAGTTATGGCTATCATGACCAGAGCCTGTTAAGTCTACTGTTATATTGACAACAGCACGAGGGGATAACTCTGAACGAGGTATATACCCTAAGAGTTTCGCACGGGTAACAACATTACCACGTATCTGCGCAGAATCCAAAAAGGATTCATTCAAACTATAATGAGCATTGAGCGCATTGTAGTGAGTATTATATGCTAAGACATCTAATAATATATTGAGACCACTACCTTCAAAGTCATAACTACTAAATTCGTTTTGACGTTTGAGGAAGTTCTTTAAATTATTTTTGATATCATCGAAATCTAATTCTGTTACTTTTAAATTGGTTGCCATAGTTCTTCTCTACCTTAATCTTCTTAATACGATATTGACTGTTTCTTCTTGATCATTCTCTTTTATACGAAAGTTTACACTTACCTTATATGCATTATCGTCTGCATTATCTATTATAACTACTCCTAATAAATCTACACGAGGCTCATATCTACGAATCACTCGCGCTATATTATCACGCATTGAGATCTTTGTAAAGGGATCAGCAGGCTCAAACAATAACGAACGAAGGTTAGCACCTTTCGTTACTGCAAACGGCCTTTCGTAAAAATTAGACACGAGTAAATTTTTCAGAGCATTACCTATCGCTACATCATCACGTAATGGAACAATATCTTTACGGATTGGATGAATGGTCAACGACAAGTCTAAATCAGTCCACGAACGTTTTCGCGAATCGAGTTTAGATTTTCTATAATTATCGTTTACTTGTTTATCAGATAGGTTTGCCATATAGTTATTTATAATGTTTATACTCGAGTTTTAATCTAATATAAAAATTGTATCTCCTTCGTTTGTTCCAGCAGATATAGTAATTGTGTTATCGCTATAAAGCACTTCAGAACTCAAAATTACTCCAGGGATTTTTTTTGTACCATTTATGAATACAAAGCGTGGCTTAGAATTTAAACCGCTATTGCCATGGATATCTACTCCAGTAAACTCTGTCTGTCCTTCTGTAGCAATATACTTTAACGAACCACTACGGTCTACAGATATATTCGATATGGTTGGTAAAGACGCAACGGACGAATTAGTCAGCGGCGCTATTTCTAAAACAGACTCCAGCGTAATCGATTTTGGCATTCCGATCAGTGATAGGAAGTCGCAGAAGTCGAATACGATAAACTCTAATATCTTGCCAAGGCCAATCGCATCCAGAAACTTCGCTATGGATTCCATATATACTTTATATAGATACGTTGGATATTCCTGAATAAAGTCTTGTAACTTCTCTAATAAACGATTCATATCACGTTCTGCGATATCGATACTCGTATCGAACTCACCGCCTAAGGCATCTATTAGAGAGAAAGGGCCTATGGCTATATTAGACAGAGCGTCGAGTTTGTCTTGTACACTCTTTGTTTGATCTGCAAGAATACTTTGAACGAGAGAGGTAGGATCGGTAAAATCGAAACCAGCGAACGAGGGAAGGCCTAGAGTATCCCATATTTCGTCAAAGACATCGATTGCTCCAGAGATACCATTCATTATTAATCCTAATATACCACCATTGAGTTGACTCATTATATACGAAAAGGCTACATCACATTGTAATTCTTTAGAATCTAATCCATATCGGCCATCATATGTTTTATATTGGTCTGGTACCAAAGCGTATATGGTGTCAATATTTTCGCAGGTAATTTTTTTTATAGATTTTATATACGAAGGATCGCTCCATATTTTTAATATGTCTATTCGTAATCCCCCTATAACAGGTATTTCAAAATCAATTGGAACAACCTTATTCACTATCTCTAATATACGAACACCAACATAGTTATGGTATTCTTGTACCATCGCAGTTATTCGCTTCTCCCATTCAATCTCTGGTATATCTAATTCGTTATATAATGGACGAGGAACCGATACAGGAAAGTTACCAAGGAGTTTATCGATATCATCTAGCGCCTCTTTTACTTCATCGTATGGAGAGTTAGCAAGTTGTATAAAGATGTTCGTTAATTCTGCCTTGGTTGGAAGTATGACAGATGAGCACGGTATATTAATAGTGGCCATAGATATCAGAAGCTTGAACTAATATTTAAACGCATATTAAAGTTCATCGCCGTATTCCTTAGATCCATTGAGAGATAGCTTTTTAGTAGGGGCTGAACGTACCTCTATATCGCCAGTAGAATGCATCTTAATATAAGACCCTGAGGGATGTTTTATTTCGAGAGATTCTTTATTATCTGTATCTACTATATGGAGTGTTAGACCTCCTTTCGTAGTGTATATCTTATTGTCTACATCTGCACCCTTTGGTATATCCTCTACACCTTTTGTCTTTGTTGCAATAGACCCCATCACAACTGCATCCTGACAAGCAGGGGCGTCTCTAAAGAAGCCAACCACATAACTACCAATTACTAACTGATGGTTACCACCTATTCCCTTAAAGGATGCGAGAGTGTTTGGCATCATTACTGTAGACCATGGTAGATATTCGTT